TAAGTATTGACTCAACTTCAATTGATACTACAGCTGTAAAATAAAACACACCCCAGTAGATAGGTCCGCCAAGAAAGTCTTTAAACAACGTGGGAACTGCGGCTCTCCCAATGTGGCTGGAATGTTTTATAAAATAGTCACCCTACTCTTATAATAAGGGAATCAGTGTAGATAAACAATGCACGATTATAGGAAAGAGGGTGCTAAAAAATTACCAATGCTCGCTGTTAATTGAGAAGTAGAGTGTATTAATTTCCGAACAAGGGTTTATAGTAGGAAGGCGTCACTTATTGCACTCAATCAGAAACCCTGAAAGACCAAGGTTGGTAAAAAAAGAATCGGTTAGTGTCAACGGGAAAGTTCCTGCTAGGGTTAACATGGACGATAAGTCTGGATGAGGGTTCGAATCCCTCACCGATTCCAAAATAAATTATTATTTATTACAAAACGGGGGTGCCTGGTTTTGACAGATTACAACTAATTAATACAATCAGCCAGAGAGATAACTGTAAACTAAGGTGAATTTAATTAAATGGCAAAAACACAAACGGTGTAGTATCTCAAGGAGACAACGCACAAATCGAAGCTAACATGAACACAGTATTCTCTTTATTGAGAAACGAAGTATTGGCAGCAGCCTAAATTACCCAAGATTTCTCTATTAGATTAAATAGAGTGGTGGTTTCGCTAACTTAACAGTTGGCCCCAGTTGAATGATACTCCAACTTTAAAACCGTATCAAATAAGCTGTATAAATTGTATTGACTAACGCAGTCTGGACGGGAGTTCGAATCTCCCCACCTCCACTAATTTTTTAACTCTAAATTAATCGTTATGGCAAAAACCAAACTAAATCGCACGGCAAAGCTAGCATTTTACAATGCTCGCGAGCGTAAAGACGACACAAATCGTTTAGCAGAAACTACAGGTTTCACAACTCGTTTCATCAATTATGTAAAAAAAGGTGAAAGAAAAGTAAATGATTCATTAGCTGATGCTATGTACACTCTTTCTCGAAGACGTGCAAAAAACAGCGCAGTATCTGCGAATTAATCAATCCAAATATGCCCCTCACCAGAGGGGCTATATTAATTAAAACTATTAAAATATGGACGAATTTTTAGAGTTTCCAGAGTTAACAGATGACGAAATAGATCAAGTAATGACTGAATTTTTTGAATGGGATAGGTTGCAAGATTATGATTTTGTAAATGAATTTGACGATTTTATTTATGTTTCATATGATGAAGTTTTAAATAATCCTAATGATACTGAATTAGGTGCCTTAATTAGGAAAAGATACGTAGAAGCTCAAAATAAATTAAAAGAAAGTCCCTCATTGTAGGGACTTTTGATATTTATTACAAATAATGTCTATGAAAAATATGTTTTGCCAAGTAAGTTATATATTCATTAATTTAATAAAATATATTATGGCATTTAAAGACATTTTTAAAAAATCAAACGACTACAATGAAAAAACTGTAGTAGGCTTCATATCATTTGCAGTAATGACAATAGTGATGATTGTAGATCTTGTAACTGGGTTCATGGGTCAACACCTCCCACTAAATGAATATGTATTTAATGCATTTATGTATATTACATTAGGATCATTCGGTATTGCCGGATTAGAAAAATTTGCATCAACAGATAAGCAAAAGGAGCAGGATGTTTAGTGAAGGTGGAATAGTAATGATTGCAGGAATCCTATTAGGATTAGGTGTAATAGGTGGATCAGTTTATTATGTTAATAAAATGTTTGCCACACATACTCAGGAAATCCTAGTTCGTTTTATTTTATTAATATTTACCTCATTAGTTGCATTATTTATTGTTGATAAAGTAATTGCTTGGCAGGTTAAATTATTAAGTGAGGAACAAAATTCTCAACTATTTGATTTAATTAAAACCTTGGTTCTTATGATTTTTTCTTATTACTTTGGAACTAAAGAAGGTGTAGAAACTAATGGAGACCCTAATAAAAAATAAATATAGATAAGCTATGAGTTTAAAAAGTTTACAAGCTAAAATAGGAGTAACAGCAGATGGAGTATTCGGTCCTGGTACAATAAAAAAAGCAATGGAGTTTTATAAATTAACTCCGGTTAGAGCAGCACACTTCTTTGCTCAAACAGCTCATGAAACAGGTGATTATAAATTATTTGCTGAAAATCTTAACTACTCTACTCAGGGGCTTCAAAACATATTTAAAAAATACTTTCCAGGTAATCTAAGTGACTTATATGCTCGTAATCCTGAAAAAATAGCTAATAGAGTTTATGCTTCTAGAATGGGTAATGGGGATGAGAAATCAGGAGATGGGTGGAAATATAGAGGTAGAGGTGCTCTTCAATTAACTGGAAAAGATAATTATGCTGCCTTTGCTAAATATTTACAAAAACCAGAAATTATGACTACTCCTGATTTAGTAGCTACAGAATATTCATTTGAATCAGCAATGTTCTTCTTTGATAAAAACAAATTATGGTTAATATGTGATCAAGGAATTAACGATGCCGCTATATTAGCATTAACAAAAAGAATTAATGGTGGTACTCATGGATTAGAAGACCGACAAGAAAAAACTAAAAAATATTACCAATACATTAAATAAGTTGCTATAAGATGAAAACATCACTATTAATTACATTATCATTGACAACAGCATTAGCATTTATAGGTACATATTTTATGCATCTAACAGCAGATAATATAGATCAATTCCTAGCAGTAGGTTTAATTGTATTTATTGATGGTTTTTTTGGAGTATGGGCAGGAGTAAAAAGAGAAGGTTTTCAAACTTGTAAAGCAATTAAAGTATTAAAAACATTTGGTTTTTGGATGGTAATGCTAGCAGCTATCTTATCAATAGAAAAAGGATTTACTGGGACTTCTTGGTTAAGTGAAACAATTATAGCCCCTTTTATGATATTCCAGCTAATTTCTATATTAAAAAATGCTTCTATGGTAGGTATAGTTAAAAATGAATTAGTTACACAAATATTAGATAGATTAGATAAACATAAAGGAGATAGAGAAATAAATGGATAAAGTTAAAAATTTTATATTAGGATTAGATTTCAAATCAATTTTAATAATAGGGTTAATTATATTAATACTGCTAATGAGAATGTGTTCTGGAGGAGATCAAAGTTCTCACCCAATAATTAAAGTAGATGGAAAAAAATATGAACTGTTAAAACATACTATTGATACTGTTACAGTTATAAAAACTAAAGTAGAATACCGTCCAGGAAAAACAATCTTTAAAGATCCCCCAATCTATATAACACCACCAACACAAATAGATTCATTAGCTGTAGTTAAAGAATACTACTCTAAAATAGTATATAAAGATACTTTAAACTTAGATGAAGATGGAGGAACAATTGCTATAACTGATACAGTTTCTCAAAATAAAATTATAGGTAGATTATGGAGTGCTTCAATAAAGCAAAAAACAATTCATGATGTCACTATTGTAAAAGAATTACCTAAGACACAAGTATACATTGGTGGTACTGCTGGGTTTGATGAAGATAACATTGTAAATTTTGTAGGACCATCATTACTATTAAAAACAAAACAAGATCGTGTTTATTCTTTAGGAGTAGGATACGGAACAGATAAAAATGTTTCTATACAAGCTGGTATTTATTGGAAAATAAAATTAGGAAAATAAAATTAAAAAACTTTATTAATATAGGTTGGATTTCGTCCAACCTTTTATTATCTTTATAAAAAATAGTTTATGAAAAGAATAGAAGATTATAACAAAACACTTCCCATTGTAGAGCTTTATACAGCGGTACAGTCAGAAGGAAGTAGAGCAGGTTATCCAACCGTAGTAATCAGAACAACAGGCTGTACTCACAGATGTTATTTTGGTGAAGGTGGATGGTGCGATTCTTGGTACACAAGTATACATCCTGAGAAAGGACACATTACTTTCCAAGACATTATTAACATGTATGATGCAAATCCTCACATCACAGAGATGATGTTAACAGGAGGATCACCTACAATGCATCCAGCATTAGTAAACGAATTAACACATTTTGCACATGAAAGAAATATTTTCATTACAATTGAGACCGAAGGAAGTCATTTTCTTGAAACGGATTACCCAATTAATCTATTATCAATCTCCCCTAAGTTCAGTAATTCAGTCCCTAAGATTGGCGTACTTACACCTCAAGGAGTCGTTACAGATGAAAAAATGATTAAACAGCATAACAAGCTAAGACTTAATTATGATGCAATTTCTAAATCAATTGCTTACCATTCTGACTATCATTTAAAACCAGTATGGGATGGAGAGGATCAAGAAGCATTAAAAGAAATAATGGGATGTATTAAGATACTAGACATACCACAAGACAAAGTTTGGTTTATGCCAGCAGGAGATTCAAGAGAAGCTTTATTCAAATCATATCCTAAAATGTTTGACTGGGTGAGAGATAATGGTTATAGATTGACCTGGAGACCTCACATTATTGCATTTGAAGATCAAAGAGAAGTATAATGATACTACAAGAAGCAAAAATTACTGAAGTGGATTTATTAAATTCACTTTGGTGGCTGTGGTGTAATAATAAGATAGGATCTACTAATATAGAACTTTGTATAGAAGACTTGGATCTTGAAATAGAATTTATTACATTTAGCGGGTACAAATTTACAAGTAAAGATAAAAAAACAACTTATTCTTATGACAGAAAACAGAAAGAAAATTCATAATGATCTAGAAGTAGTTCAAGAAGGATTTGCCAATGGTGTTGCACCTGGTTTTCCTTTAGATGACAAAGCTAAAGCTAAAATGATTGAGAAAGCAGCTAAAGCTTATGGTCAATTTTTAACAGCATTAGGTTGCGATTGGGAAAATGATCCCAATAGCGACAACACTCCAAACAGAGTAGCTAAAGCATATGTTAATGATTTATGGAAAGGTAGATATACAGCAATGTCTGAAATTACTTCATTCCCTTCTGATGGTTACGATGGTATTGTAATTGAAAGAAATATTCCATTAACTTCAATGTGTTCACATCATCACCAAACAATTGGAGGAGTAGTTCATATTGGTTATGTAGTAGGTGAAAATGGTAGAGTAATTGGTTTATCTAAACTAAATAGAATAGTTGAACTATTCGGTAGAAGAGGAGCAATACAAGAACAATTAACATCAGCTATTCACAATGCAGTAAATAAAATTTGTGAAAACAATAGAGGTGTAATTGTAACTGTAGTAGGTACTCACAACTGTGTTTCTTGTAGAGGAGTTAGACATCAAGGTGCTTCAATGGTTACAACTAAAGCAACAGGTGTGTTTATGGAAAATGGGAATTTAGCTCGTGAAGAGTTCTTCGATTCAATCAAAATTAATAACGGTAATCACCCAGTATAATGTTAAAAGTAGGAAACAAAATTTATTTAAGTTGGGACGATGTTCAAGGACTAGTTGATAAACTATGTGAAAAAATTATTACTGAACTTCCTAATATTGATTCAATTTATGGTATTAGACGTGGCGGATTAATTCCCGCAGTAATGGTATCGCATAAACTAGATTTACCTTGGACATATGTAATGTTACCTAATACACTAGTTATAGATGATATTGCTGATACTGGGGAAACATTAAAAAATACAGTAGGTTGTCATACCGCCGTATTGCATTATAAACCTCACACTTCATGTCATATACCTAACTTATGGGCGTACGTACATGAAGGAGATGAATGGATTATTTATCCATGGGAAAGAAAAGATTCACAACCAATACAAGATTACAAAATTTAATATAGTTATGACCAAATTAGAACAAAAACAACAAGAATATATTGATTTACTTAGAAATCAATTATTAGATATCTGTATGATGTCTAAAATTGAATTAGGAGATGATGTCATTAAAGAATTTCTCCTAATCCAAGCAGAAATTGAACACCTAAAACAACATTTAGTACCCTTCGTAGACGAAGTAGAAGAATTTAATGCCACAATGGGCAAACCAAACAATTATGAACCAATTATCCCCGAAAGAAAAGAATGGGAATTTGTATACAATTTCGTCCTTGAAGAACTTGAAGAATATAGAGAAGCTTGCGAAAGAGGAGACATCGTTGAGATTTTGGACGCTTTGTGTGATATTACTTATGTTTCCCTTGGGAACGGTGCTATGTTACATGGCCTTAAGGATAAGGTATGGCCGGCATATCAAGAGGTACAAGCATCAAATATGTCGAAAGCTTGTAAAACTGAAGACGAAGCCTTACAGACTGTCATTAAAAGAACAATCGAACAGGGCGAAGCATGTCATCACGAAAAAGTTGGAGAGTATTATATCGTCTATAGAAGTAGAGATAGAAAAGTAATGAAAAATATAAATTACTTTAGACCCGATTTATCACAATTCTTCACTGAAGAACAACTAAGTAAATTTAACAGAATTAAATAATTATTAACCAAAACCAAAAACGATGACAATTTTAACATCAATTATTTTAGTAGCAGCTATTGTACTAGTAGCAGCATTTATTGCATACCAAATGCAAAAAGGAACAAAACCTATGTCCGAATTTAAAGCAGACTTTGACAACAATGCCGAAGTACAAGAATTAGCAGAATTAGCTAAAGAACTTTACAACAAAGACTTACGTCCTATTGTAGCTAAAAAAGCACCTAAAACTAAAAAACCAGAATTTCCTATCGATCAACCAGTTAAGGAGGAAAAAGTAACCGAAATATCTCAACCAGTTGTAACAGTAAATGTTGAGGTAGCAAAACCGAAGAAAAAAAGAAAATATTACCCTAAAAAGAAAAAGACTCAAGAGTAATATATTTATCGGAAAATAAATCGTTATGCCAAAACAAAAGGTTTCAAATGAAACAATATTTGTACAAATCGCTTCGTACAGAGACCCAGAATTATTATCTACTATTAAAGATTGTTTAGCTAATGCTAAATATCCTGAAAATCTACGTATTTGTATTGCTTGGCAACACGCTGAAGAAGATGAATGGGATAATTTAGATGAGTATAAAAACGATCCACGTTTTAAAATAATGGATATCCATTACAAAGACGCTAAAGGAGTATGCTGGGCTAGAAACAGATTACAAAGACATTATAACGGAGAAAAATATACATTACATTTAGATTCTCATCACCGGTTCTCTAAGAATTGGGATGAGACTCTAATTAATATGTTAAAAGGTCTTCAAAAGAAAGGTCATAAAAAACCATTACTTACCGCCTATTTACCTGGATACTTCCCAAATAATGATCCTGAAGGGCGTAATAATGAAGTATGGTTTACTAATTGTGATAGATATATGCCTGAAGGTCCTATATTTATTGCTCCTGGTCACGTACCAAATTGGGAAACTATTAAAGAACCAATCCCCGCTAGATTTTATTCAGGACATTTTGGATTTACCTTAGGTGAATTTACTTATGATGTACCTCACGATCCTGAACTTTACTTCCATGGTGAAGAAACATCTATATCAGCTCGAGCATTTACTCACGGATATGATTTGTTTCACCCTCACATTCCTGTTATTTGGCATGAATATACTAGAGAAGGAAAGAAACGTCATTGGGACGATCATCAATTTTCCCCATTAGATAAAGCTTCATTTAAAAAATATAGAGCATTATTTGGAATAGATGGTGAAAGCAGAGAAGACATGGATTTTGTCGGGCTTGACTTAGGAAAAGAACGTACATTGGCTGAATTTGAACGTTATATTGGAGTAGATTTTAAAGGTAAACGAATTCAAAAACATACATCCGATCAAAAAATGCTTCCTATACCGGAAATGACAGAAGAAGAATGGGAATCAAATTTTGTAAACCGTTTCAAATACTGTATCGATCTTTATAAACCATCAGTACCTGATGAAGATTATGATTGTTGGGTAATAGCATTTAAAGATAAAGACGGTGTTGAAATAGCTAGGATGGATGCCGATAAAGATGAAATTGCTAGAATTAAACAATCTAATCCTACTGGTCAATTTTATAATATATGGAGAGAATTTGACTGTTTAGAACACCCTAAAAGCTGGTTACTATGGCCACACAGTCCATCTAAAGAATGGGATCATGAAATTATAAAAAACGAAATACCTTACTAATGAAAAAACCAAATAGTAGAAAAATATTCATCCACTTACCAGCATACAGAGAACCAGAATTAATTCCTACAATTAAATCTGCTTTAGAAAATGCTAAGTATCCAAAACGTTTAGTATTTGGTATTTGTCGACAATTTAATCCTGAAGATGGATTTGATAATATTGATGAGTATAGAAACGATAAACGTTTTAAAATTATAGATATACCTTACGAGCAAGCAAAGGGATTACCTTATGCTCGTTATCAAATTAACACATTGTTAACTGATGAAGAATATATATGTCAATTAGACTCACATCATAGATTTGCACAAGATTGGGATGTTACCTTAATTGAAATGCACGACCAATTAAAAGCTAAGGGACATAAAAAACCTATATTAGCTGCTTATTTACCTTATTATAATCCGTTTAATGATCCTGCTGAACGTACTATGGAACCATGGCAACAAACATTTGCTTGTTTTTATCCTCATGGAACAATTTTCATTAGACCGGGACTATTACATGGTTGGCAGGACATGAAAGAACCACCCCCATCAAGATTTTTATCCGGGCATTTTTGCTTTGCTGATGGACATTGGGCTAAAACAGTTTTACATGATGCTGATATCTTCTTTAGTGGTGAGGAATTAAATTTAACTGTACGTTCTTATACTCACGGTTATGATATGTTTCATCCTCATAAATTAGTAGTTTGGCATGCTACTATGAGAGAAGAACGTAGTGGTAAATTAGTATGGGACGATCAAAGTAAACGAGGTGAAGATTGGTGGTCTCAACAAGATAGTGCTAGAGCTAAAATTAGACAATTACTTCAAACCGAAGAGAATGGTTTTGATTTAACTGGGTATGATTTAGGAACAGAACGTACTTTAAAAGACTATGAAAAATATGCCGGTATTCACTTTAAAAAACGCTCAGTACAAAAATATACTTTAGATAATAATTATCCTCCTAACCCATATTATTTAGATGATCAAGAATGGGAAAATTCATTTATGTTTTCATTCTATCATTTAATCCAATTTAGTAAAGCTACATTTAAACATGATGATTACGATTTCTGGGTTTGTGCTTTTGACGATGAAAATGGAAAAGAAGTATGGAGAGAAGATTATCAAGAACATCAAATTAAAGGAATACTTAATTCCCCTGGAGATTGGTATAATGAAGAAAAATTCTTCTTAACCGAAACTATTCCTACTCGTTGGGTGATTTGGGCACATAGTAAATCTCAAGGATGGGTAGAGCGAATTGAAGAACAAATTAATTATAAAAAATAAATGAAATTTATAGTTACAATAGCGGGCCCAACTATGATGTATCGATTAGATATTATAAAAAAATCTAGCCCGGATATTATTAAAGATTATGTAATTATTTTTACGGATAGGTATTCTTATAATTTGTATAAGGAAAAAGGTTATCATAATGATTTTAATTTTGTTATAATAGATGATATTAGAAATAATTTTCCTATTAGTTTAGAATACGAACAAATATTAGAATTACCTACGGAAGAAGAATACTTAAAAAATTTATATACTTTTTATAATGGTAGTAATAAAAAACTTTTTCCGTATGATATACATCGTTTCATATTACCTTATTTAGCAGAACAAAATATTTTAAATTTTGCTATTGTTGATTCTGATATGATTTTAAACAATGATAAAGATTTTTTAACCGAATATTTTAAATCGCTTCCACAATCTTACCTCTACATGCATATGCATGATTATGATCTAGAATTACAACCTAGATTATCCTTATTTCTAAAAAATCAACACCTCTACCCAGAAATAAATTTCAACGTAGACCAAATGAATAAAGCTGATGGTTATGTTAGAGGATTTAATTTTAATTCTAAAGAAGATTTATTATTATTTTTTAATATATGGAATAAAACAATTGAAGAATATTTTACTTCATCTGACCACGATCATAAAATTGGTGGGGGGAATCTTATTTTAGATTTAGCATTTATATGTCCTTATGTAATGCAATTTTTTAAAAGTAAAGGATATACATTTGAAGATTGTCATATAAGCAGAGACATTCGTGGCCAAAGATGCTATCAACATTGCACCCGCCCAGAAGATACTTTTTACTTTGGAGCTAGATTTGGATGGGGTCATTATAATTTTAATTATTCTGATGTTAGTAATATTTCTAATTTTATAAAAAATAATAAAAATCAATTAAGAGAATATTATAATAATCGTCTATCTGTAACCGGTATAACTGATACTCATGTTTATACCACAATTAATGAAAATATACAATGATCATAAATAGAAGTAATAATATATATGATGAATTACCTAAATTTAATGTAATTCATGGATGTGGGGTTAATAATTTTAGAAATGATGAATACATTGTACCTTTTGTATCTAAAGATATAAAAGTGGTAATGATATCTAATTTTAGGCATCAAAGTTCTTTTCCTGAACAATATGAGAATTCTGATAGATTAGATTTTACTTTTATAGAATTACCAACTTTTAAATGTTGGATTGATAAAATAGAACCTTTACTTAATTTAGCCAAATCTATAGATAATAAATACATAATGTATTTAGATACTAGTGATACTGTATTATTAACTAATCTTTTAGATCCTAAAAGTTTATTAGATAAATATAAGTGTAAAGTTTTATTTAATGCTGAAGATGATTATTCTAATCCTGGTCACCCGTGTGATCCTAAACTTTGGTTAAATGATTATCCTACTTATTATAAAGATAAGGATGCGGTAATAATAAAAAATAAATCAAATTTAGCTAGTAAGATGAATACTAATGGGTTTACTAGATCTTTAAATGCTGGGGTATTTTTAGGAGAAAGAGAATTTTTAATAGAGGTACTTCAAAAAATACTAGATTTAATGAACGATGATCCCTCAAAAGGATACCCATACGGGGAATCAGACGATCAAGTCCTCTGGCAACATATGATGTCTCTTTATGAAAATAATGAAATAGAAATAGATTATTATAATTTATTTTTTCTTTGGACTCATTCTAGAAAATTTGATTTCCCTCATGACCATTGGGAGCATTTTAACTATTTCAATAACATAAATTAATATTAATAAACTAAAAACAAAATATGAACCAAGTTGTAATAACCCTTACCACAATCCCATCTAGACTAACCCCAGAAAATTTTGAAGAGGGAATTAAAAGTAATATTGAATCTTTATTAAATCAAGACTATGAAGGAGAATATGAAATACATTTTAATGTACCTTCTATGTTAAAACAGACTAGTACTGAATATATCATACCTGAATGGATAAGAGAAATAGCTAATACTAATCCTAAATTTAAAATATTTGATAACTTAGAAGATCTAGGCCCTGTTACTAAAATAGTACACACTTTAAAAAGAGTAACAGACCCTGAAGCAATCCTAATAGTATGTGATGATGATTTAGTATACCACCCAGGAATGGTAGCGGAACAAGTAAAAAATCAAAACAAACATCATAATACCGCAGTAGGATATGATGGAATAGGAGCACTTGACCCTACAATATTTAATGATATACGATATCATTATGTAGTATCGGTACCTCAAGATATAGAGGTAAACATATTGCAACATTATAAAACGGTATCATATAGACGTAGATTTTTTGGAGATGACTTTTGGGCAGATTTTGCTTCCCATTCATGGAATGATGATATTTCTGTAGCCGCTCATATGGGTAAGCAAGGTATCAAAAAACTAGTTGCTTGTTATGAACATGAAGAACCACTACTTACTATTGAAGAATGGAGAGCAAAAGGTGGTGTTACTACATTTCCTGTATTAAGACACACATCTCACGAACGAGAAGAAGGATGTACTTTATATAGAGATAATCAAGTAAACGATAACCACATGTATTTTCATAGAGCAGGATACATCAGATAATACATAAAACTAAAACATGGGTATAGTTATAAAAACCGAAGATACTGCTTTTAATTTAGAAAACATTAAATCTCAATTAAGTACTTTAAGTCCTGATGAAAAAACTAAATTATTAGAATACTTATCTGCTACTCCACAACTAGATATAACAAATAATGATATAACATTAGTTACTGGTTTATGGAATATAAGTCGAGTAGGTAGAGATTTTGATCATTACATTGAACATTTTAAAAACTTCTTAGATATTCCTATGAAGATGTTTATTTATGTTCCCCAAGAATTAGAATACTTAGTTTGGGAAAAACGTTCTAAAGAAAATACACATGTTAGAACATTTGAATTAAATAACATTAAAGATAATTTCTATGCTCCATTTTGGGATAAAACCCAAGAAATTAGAAATAATCCTGAATGGTTAAATCAAACTGGAGAACATGGATGGTTACCTAATAGCCCTCAAGCATCAAATGAATGGTATAATCCAATTGTACAATCAAAAATGTTTATGCTTCACGACGCTAAAGTTATGAATGTATTTGATACAGATTATTTCCTTTGGTTAGATGCAGGTATCAGCAATACAGTATATGATAAACACTTTAGTTCAGATAAATGTTTAGACAAAATTACTCCATATCTAAGTACATTTTTATTTTTAAGTTATCCTTATGAAGCAAAAGATGAAATTCATGGGTTTGATTTTAAAGCAATAAACAAATATGCTAGAGAAGAAGTAAAATATGTTTGTAGAGGCGGATTATTTGGAGGACATAAAGACTTTCTCTCTCAAGCTAATGGAACTTATTATTCATTACTTCAAGATACATTAAATTCTGGATACATGGGTACTGAAGAGAGCATTTTTAGTATAATGTCTCATTTAGAACCTCACATTTATAGACGTTACGCTTTAGATGGAAACGGATTAATTATAAAATTTACTCAAGCATTATTAGATGATCAAGTAGAATTAGAAAATAATAGTACTCGTGCTCATGTTTTACCTAAAGGAATTTATACTCCACATAAAACTAAAACATCCCTCTACATGCTTACCTTTAACTTCCCAGAACAAATTAAGCATACCTTAGCTACTTGGGAAGAAAATTCATCTGATTGGCTTTCTAAACCTAGAAAAATATTATTAGACAATTCAACTGACTATGCAGCACAGGAAGATAATAAATTAGTTGCTCATCAATATGGGTTTGAATATATTTCATTAGAAGGAAACATAGGAATAAATGGTGGAAGATTATTTGCCGCTAAACACTTTGATGAGTCTGATAGTGATTATTATTTCTTCTTTGAAGACGATATGGGGCTAAACCCAGCAAGTGATACTGGTTCATGTAGAAATGGATTTAAAAATCATATTCCTAATCTATATAAGCACGTTCACGAAATAATGGCTAGAGAAGAATTTGATTTCTTAAAACTATCATTTACAGAAGTATACATGGATAACAATATCCAAGTATCATGGTATAATGTCCCTCAAGACTTCAGAAGTTTCCTATGGCCCGACTATGATCAACTCCCAGTTTCTGGTTTAGATCCGTATGCTCCAAGAACCAAATTTGATAAGGTAGAAGTCCACAATGAGGTATCGTATATTTCAGGAGAAATTTATTATTGCAACTGGCCTATGATTGTAAGTAGAGAGGGTAATAAGAAAATGTTTTTAGATGTAGAATGGGCTCACCCCTATGAACAAACTTGGATGAGTTATATGTTTCAAGAAACAGTTAAAGGAAATATTAAACCAGCAATATTATTAGCTTCCCCTGTATGGCATAATAGAATAGTCTATTATAAACCAGAAGAAAGACGTGAGAATTAAAGAAAAAAATCGTATATTTAAAAGGTTATGTATCAAGCAATTTATTACAATAGAAGCGCAAAGCAATATCATTTAAGAGATGACAAAAAAGGATGGGTTGAGTTCCAATACCGTCCTACTTGTTATGTTGCTAACGAAAGAGGAGAATACCAAACTTTAGAAGGCAATAGAGTAACTCCAACCAAACAATACACCTACAAAGACACTAGCGCTTATGAAAGCGATGTGGACAAATTTACTCGTATTCTAGTAGATACATACTATGAATCAGATGATGTATCATCATATCAAAATATAGTTTATTTAGATATTGAGTGTGAAATAGCAGGAGCACTTACTCAAGACAGTGTTCGAAATCCTCAAGGTAAAATAACTGCTATTGCATTGTACGATAATAATTCTACAACTTATTTCTGTTATATATTAGATGAAGCACAAGCTATGACTCCTTCTGAAACAGAAGGCAGAAGCATCATACCTTGCCCATCAGAGAAAGACTTATTAGCACGATTTCTTAATAAATGGGAAGAATTAGACCCAACCATTATATCAGGTTGGAACAGCGAATTCTTCGATATACCGTACTTATATCATCGAATGGCCAAGGTATTGGGAAAAGAAGAGGCCGTGCGTATATCGCCGTTAAATCAAGTAGATGACACTGAATTCTTGGGAGTTAAAACCACTACTATAGCAGGTTTAAACCATCTTGATTATATGTTATTGTTTAAAAAATATGTAACAACTCAAGAACCATCTTATGCTCTAGGAAATGTGGGTGAAAAATATGTTAACTTAGGCAAACTTGAATATTTAGGATCTTTAGATAAATTATTTAAAGACGATATTCAAAAGTTTATAGATTATAATATTCGAGACGTTGAAATTATTATTGAATTAGAGAAAAAACTTAAATTCATTGATTTAACAGTTACAGTGTGTCATTTATGTCATGTACCATATAATCAAATTTATATGTCAACTATGTTAAATGAAGGCGCTATTTTAACTTATTTAAAACGTAAAGGTATAGTTTCACCAAACAAACCTACAACATATAATCCTTCATTACGAGATATTAAAGAAGAATATGCTGGTGGTTATTTAAAAGATCCAACACCGGGATTATACGAATGGGTTATTGACTTAGATTTTACATCACTGTACCCATCAATTATTCGTTCCTTAAACATAGGCATTGAAACATTAGTAGGACGTATTGTAAATAGAGATAAATACGATAACCAATGGTCCCTTAAAGAATTAAAATTGCTCAACCCAGAAACTGAAGTTACTATTGAACGAATTAACGCTAATCGAGGAGTAGTTCGTTCTACTGTAAAAGTAGGTAAAATGGTTGAATTAATTGAACAAGAAAACTGGATTATATCTGCTCCTGGTGTTATATTTAGTAAAACTAAGGAAAGTGTAGTTTGTGAAATATTAACAGATTGGTTTAATAAAAGAAGTGAATATAAAGCGTTAATGAAAGATGCTTTTAAAGTTAAAAAAGATCCAATATTAGGAGACTTTTACAATAGAAGACAACACGCTTATAAAATTAAATTAAATGATGTTTACGGATGTTATGCTATTAATGGTTGGAGATACACGGATGGACATAAATTTATATCTAAAGCAATTACCTTAACAGGACAACGATTAATTCAAGAATCTATTAAACATGTAAACAACTGGATGAATACCCAGATTAATACAGAAGGTATAGATTATATTGTAACATCCGATACCGATTCACTTTTTATTCAAGTTAAAGATTTACTTAGACAGAGATATCCTGATTTAGATTTAAACAATAGAGAAGAAACAGTTAAATACGTTTTGGAGATTGCTACTGAAGTACAACAAATTGCAAATGATAACTTACATGGTTTAGTAGTTGAATTGTTTAATCTTCATGATAGAGAGCATTACTTTGATTTAAAACAAGAGGTTGTACTCGAACGAGGTTATTTTGCAGGTAAAAGACGTTACGCTCAATTTATTGTAAATAAAGAAGGTGTTCCTGTTGAAGAGTTAGATATTAAAGGTTTAGACCTAATGAAATCAAATTTTCCACCATACTTTAGAAACTTTGCAAAACAGTTACTTCAAGATATTATGTTTGGTAAACCTAAACCTGATATAGATAAGCAAATCCTAGCATTTAGAGAAAGTATAGATACAGTAGATTGGAAATTATTATTAAAACCTACTGGATTAAAGAATGTAAGTGGGTACATCGCTTCATCTCCCAGATCCGGTGAGATATTTTCTAAACTCGAAACAAAATGCCCAATCAACACTAAATCAGCTATATATTATAATGATTTGCTTAGATTTAAAAAATTAGATAAACAATTTAATACATTCCAAATTGGAGATAAAATGTTCATTGCTTATTTAAAAGATAACCCATATAAAATAGAAGTAATAGGGTTTAACGGATATAATGACCCTCCATTTATTACAGAATTTATAGAAAAGTATTTAGACAAAACTAAAATTTTTGATTCTATTCTACGAAATAAATTAGAAACTATTTATGATGATTTAAAGTGGGGAAAACCTATATTCAATAATAACATAAATAAATTTTTTAAATTTGGATAATCAAAAAATAATTATTATATTTACAATATGATTCAAAAATTAGACTTAGTAGAAAATATTGAAAAATACTACCTTGGTGGTATTGTTGAAAGTGTTAAATGGAAAGTATCCAATAAAAAACTTCACATTGATTTCGTATCACCACATCAAGACTTAGTAGGTCATGTTGAATGTGATATTGAATTAACTGATGGTGTTTTAGGTATATTTAACACTAGTAGTTTATTAAAATTGTTAAGTATTTTAGATATGGATATTCTAATTACTATTGAACAACAGTTTAAAACACCTGTAAAATTATTAATTGAGGATTCTAATTTCTCACTTCAATACTCATTAGCCGATCCATATGTTATTGCTCCCTCACCTTCAATAGACGAACCAGAATATGAAACTACGTTTACTATTGATGCTGAATTTATAACTAGATTTTCTAAAGCAAAAAGCGCATTAGGTGCGAATACTAAAGACATATGTCGAGTATCTAATACGGTGCATGAAGATGGAAATAAGCAAGTAAAGTTTATATTAGGTGAACCAACATCTCATTCTAATAAAATAGAATTCACCTGCGATGCTTCATATGAATCTGATCAGTCCAATATCCTCCCATTTAATTCAGCTCATATTAAAGAAATTCTTAATGCTAATAAAAATGACATTACAGAAGCTAAAGGATCAATTAGTATGAAAGGGTTACTTAAATTAGAATTTATTACTGAAACTGGAGTATCAACTTATTACTTACCTGAACTAAGAACTACGTAATGGAACAAATGATTAAAGTAAACGATGACTTGTTCTTAATAAAAAGAACAACTAACGAATTATATGAACGTTTTGCAAGTTTATGGAATGAAACATCTATAAACCACAAAACATTTAAAAAAGATGGCCGAATGTACTTCTGTGAACTTATAGAAGAGGCCCAAATTATAGAAGATAATATTAACCAAAAACAAGAAGAAAATGATTAAAGCAGTATGGGATGCCATAATTGTAAAGGCAGACGAGAAAAATGACCGTATGCATGGGAAATTTATTATTCCCGATTTAAGCCAAGAAAAAGCAATAATTGGAACAGTTACCGATGTAGGACCAGGAAAATGGAATGCAGCTGGAACCGAAAGAGTTCCTATGTCCTTTAAAATAGGGGATAGAGTGTTATTACCTCAAGTAGGATTAACCAAACTAGAGTGGGATGGAATAGAATACTTAGCAACCTCAGAGGCTACAGTATTAGGATTAATTGAAGAACAAAACTAAATATGAAAACAGCCTTTAATCAAGAAGCTAAAGAGAAATTAGCAAAGGGTATTAAAACCGTAGCAGATGCTGTTGGTTCTACCTTAGGTCCATACGGACGAAATGTATTATTCCTTGACGAATATGGAAGTGTACGTAGTACAAAAGATGGTGTAACTGTAGCTAAAGAGCTTAAAAATCTTGAGGATCCTATTGAACATATGGGTGCTCAAATGATAAAAGAAGCATCTATTAAAACGGCTGATAAAGCCGGAGATGGAACTACTACATCAACTGTATTAGCTAATGAGTTAATTCAAAAAGCATTTAGCAGTATAAACACTAATACTAATGTAGTATCTGTAAAAAAAGGTATTGAAGCCGGAGCTGCTGAGGTGTTAGCAGGTTTAAAACAAATTAAACGTGAAATTACTTCTCCTGAACAAATTAAACAGGTAGCTACTATTTCTGCTAACAATGATGAAGAAATTGGAGCATTAGTTGCTGAAGCAATGGAATTAGTAGGACAAGATGGTGTGGTAACGGTTGAAGAATCTAAAACAGGAGAAACATCATTAGAAACAGTTGAAGGTATCCAATTCGATAGAGGATACAAATCAATGTATTTTGTAACTGATAATAACTCAATGTCAGCCACATTACAAAACCCAGTAATCTTAATTTATAACGGACGTTTAGTATCAGTTAAAGAATTACTTCCAATTCTTGAAGGTGCTTCTCAAACAGATAGTTCATTATTAATCATTGCTGAAGATATTGATGGTGAAGCATTATCTACGTTGATCGTAAATAAAATGAGAGGTATGTTAAAAGTAGTAGCAGTTAAAGCTCCTGATTTTGGAGATAGACGTGCTGCTGTTTTAGAAGATATTGCTACTGTAACTGGTGGAACTGTAGTAACACCTGAAAAAGGTATGAAATTAGACAGATTTAATTCTGAATGGTTTGGTACTTCTAGAGTTGTAACTGTAACTAAAGATACTACTACAATTGTAGATGGTAGAGGTGAAGAAACAGCTGTTCAAGAACGCGTATCTGAACTTAAAGAGCAAATCAACAAGGCAACCTCAGCGTTTGAAAAAGAACATTTACAAGAACGTTTAGGTAAATTAGTAGGTGGTGTAGCCGTAATCAACATTGGTGGTGCTACTGAAACCGAAATTAAAGAGAAAAAAGACCGTATCGATGATGCTTTACAAGCAACAAAAGCTGCTTTAGAAGAAGGTTTATTGCCTGGTGGTGGTATTGCTTTATTAGAAGCTAGAGAAGGAATTACTCAAAACAAAACAGACGGAGGTGATTTTAACTTAGGTAAAAGAATCGTTTACACTGCTTGTGGTGCTCCATTCTTAAAAATCCTTACAAACGCTGGTATTGAAACTACAAATGAAATAGTTTTTGATCTTCGTAAAGCTAGAGAGGATAACCCAGAAACAGGTCGTACATTTGGGTATAATATAAAAACAGAAACAGTAACAGATATGTTTGAAGCTGGTATTATCGATCCGATGAAAGTAGTACGTACCGCGTTAGCAAATGCTGTATCTGTTGCCGGGACTGTATTAATAACAGAATGTGTACTTTATAACGAACCTAAAAAAGATAAAGATGATCAACAACACCCTATGGGTTGAGAAATATAGGTCACAAACTTTAGAACAATACGTTGGAAATGAGGGTATAAAAGCCTTCATTTCTAAATGTATTACTAATAATGATATTCCTCACCTATTATTCTATGGTAAAGCAGGTACAGGTAAAACTACCTTAGCTAAATTAATCACTAGAAATATTAAATGTGATTTGATGTACATAAATGCATCGGATGAAAGAGGTATAGATACTATTAGAGAAAAGATTGTTGACTTTGCTTCTGTAAATAGTTTTAACCCTATAAAGGTTGTTATTTTAGATGAAGCAGATTACCTTACACCTCAAGCACAAGCAGCTTTGCGTAATGTTATGGAAACATATTCTGCTAAAACTAGATTTATATTAACAGCAAATTATGCTGAGCGTATAATTGATCCGTTAAAAAGCAGATGTCAAACATTTCATATTGAACCACCAACAAAAGGTGAAGTAGCCAAACATACTGCTGGTATCTTAGACCAAGAAGGAGTGTCATATAAATTACCAGCATTAGCTGGAATAATTAAAACCTATTACCCAGATATTAGAAAAATTATTAATGTTGCTCAACAGTCAATAGATGATAATAATACATTAAATCCTGGGGCATTAATCGCCAATGTTGAAGACGTATTAAACACCATTATACTGCTGTTAAAAGCACGACCTAAGAGTGTTTGGGCAGATATACGACAAGCAGTAGTCGATGAAGATATCAACGATTTTATACCGTTATTTACGGGATTATATGAGCGAGCAACAGAATATACTTCATCTCCTCCTGATGTAGCAATACATGCCGCCCAATATATGTGGCAAAATAACACAATAGCTGATAAAGAATTAAACTTTATGGCTTTTACATCTCAACTATTAAAAATTAAATAAAATGGATCAAAAAGAATTGAACATGAATGTGGCTTTAAAAGACACAACAGCTATTACTTGTGAAGAATGCGGGCATAGTGTATTTCAAGAAGGAGTATTACTTCGTAAAATATCTCGATTTGTAACAGGAACTTCCCAAGATGCTCTTATGCCTATACCAGTATTTGCTTGTGCTAACTGTGGACACGTGAATGCTGAATTTATGCCTAAAGATAAATAAAAATGACAGTATTTGATTGGATGAAACAGGTAACCTATATACGGGATCCTTGGCATACCTTTAGTGATGAAGACAAAGAAAGTTTTAATGTCTATATGCTTCACAAAGTTATATCAATGCATGAGCCCTATATTGAATTAGCTAACTATTTACAAACGTTATGGTTATTAACTCCTGAGCAAATCTATACTATATATTGTGGTTATTTACCTGAAAATAAAATATTTGCTAAATATATTAAATCAAGTAAAACCAAAGCAAATTATGATTTAGTTACTATATTAGCTAATCATTACCAATTATCAACAAGGGAGATAAAATCTTATCTACATATATTAAGTGAAGATGAAATAAAAAATGTTTTAACTAGCAGAGGAATGAATGATGATGAAATACAAAAACTATTAAATGAAAAAAGTACCAAAGCATCTAAAGCCTCTACTGGAGCATAAAGCTGAAGAGATTAATTGGGAAGTGGATAAAATTGTATCTTATTCCCAATTTTCAACTTGGAAACAATGCCCACATAAATGGAAACTTCAAAACGTAGATAAACTTAAAAATCCACCTAGTATTCATTTGATATTTGGGACGGCAATACATACCGCTTTACAACATTATTTAAAAATAATGTATGAGCAAAGTGGAGCTGCTGCTGATAGAGAAGATATAGTTCAATTATTTGAAGATAGTCTTAGAGCAGAATATAAAAAAGGTTTTGAACAGAATAAACAAACCCATTTTTCAAATGCTGAAGAAATGGCTGAGTTTTTTGAAGATGGAAAAACAATATTAGAATACTTCAAAAGAAAAAAAGGAGGATACTTTTCAACTCGTAAAACACATCTTGTAGGAATAGAATTTCCATTATCATATGCACCACATGAAGATTATCCTAACGTTAAGTTTAAAGGATTTATTGATCTTATCTTCTATAATGAGAATTCAGAGAAGCTGTATATCTATGATATAAAAACCTCAACTCGTGGTTGGAAAGATAAAGATAAAAAAGATGAAACTAAAACATCTCAAATCTTACTTTATAAATCTTACTTTAGTAAAATATTTAATTGGGATATCGATAAGATAGAAGTTGAATTCTTTATTGTTAAAAGAAAAATTTGGGAAGAAAGTGATTTTCCCATTCCCCGAATTCAAGAATTCTTCCCACCATCAGGGACAAGAAAACGTTTGAATGCTACAGAAGCTTTTCGTACATTCATTGAAGATTGCTTCACTACAGAAGGTAAACCACAAGAAAAAGAATTTACAAAAATTGTAAGTCCGTTATGTGGGTGGTGTCAATTTAATGATAAACCTTCTCTCTGTAGTAAAGTTAATTCTTTATAAATTCACATATATTTATATCCAAATATATAATTATGGCAAGTAAAAATGACAAACTTACTCTTACAAGTGTTAAAGTACACGAAGAGTTATTCGACGACTTTAAAGTCGCTAGTATTAAAAACAAATTTAATCTACAAAAACTTACAAACCGCGCAATGCATCTTTATTTAAACAATGATGAATTTCGCAAACAATTACACAATCACACTGAGTTAGTGTTGAGTGGCAGTCTTTAATATCCTTTAAAATTTGTTATGAAAGAAAATTACATCCCGCAAGAGAAGCGGAAAAAAATCCTGCTATTATCCGATGACATTAGAACAACATCGGGGATAGCTACAATGGCCCGAGAAATCGTATTAGGAACGTGCCATCACTACAATTGGGTAAATTTAGGAGCAACTATCCAAAATCCCGATGAAGGTAAAAAATTAGATTTAAGCGGAGATTCCAACAACTTTGCTCAAATCACAGATGCAAACGTTATACTCTACCCATCTTCAGGGTATGGTACTATTGAAAGAATTAGAGATCTTTTAAAAACGGAAAAACCAGATGCAATTATGTTGTTTACAGACCCTCGTTATTGGGAGTGGTTATGGATGCATGAAAGAGAAATACGTTCTCAAGTACCTATTTTATATCTTAATATTTGGGATTCATTACCTTATCCATTATACAATAAAGGATACTATGAATCCTGTGATCTACTAATGGCTATTTCAAAACAAACTGAAAATATCAACAGATCAGTATTAGGAGAAGCAGCCCATGATAAAGTAATAGGATATGTTCCTCATGGAATTAATGAAAATGTATTTTTTCCTATTAATGAAGGGGATGAAAAATGGAATGAACTTCAAGAGTTTAAAAAGAATTTATTTGGGATTAAAGAATATGAATTCGTATTAATGTTTAATTCACGAAATATTAGACGTAAATCATTCCCTGATACTCTTCTAGCATGGAAATTATTTGTTGACAGCCTCCCAGAGGACAAAAAAGATAAAGTAGCATTTATTGCCCACACTCAACCAGTAGATGAAAATGGAACAGATTTACCAGCAGTAATCGAAATGATCTGGGGTAAAACACCACCTAATGTGTTTCTTACAGGATTAAACCGATTCATTCCCGAACAAATGAATTTATTGTTTAACTGTGCTGATGCTGGAATATTAATTTCATCAAATGAAGGTTGGGGATTATCATTAACTGAAGCTATGATGTGTGGTAAGCCTATTATTGCAAACGTTACTGGAGGTATGCAAGATCAAATGCGTTTTGAAGACGAAAATGGAGATTGGATCAAGTTTACAGAAGAATTTGGATCAAACCATTTTGGAAAATATAAAAAATGTGGAGAATGGGCCTTTCCTGTATTCCCTAGCAATATGAGCTTAATAGGCTCCGTACCAACGCCTTATATATTTGATGATAGAGCAGATTTTAGAGATGCTGCTAATCAAATCCAAGCAATATACGATTTAAGTTCAGAAGAACGCAAACGTTTAGGAAATTTAGCACGTGAATGGACTTTATCTGATGAAGCTATGATGACTTCAACTAATATGGGTAAAAATGTTATTAGATATATTGATCAAACGTTTGATACTTGGATACCAAGAAAATCTCATGATTTCCTTAAAATAGAAGAATTAATCGCAAAACAAAATAAAACTGTAATTTCGTTATGAGTAAACCAATTTGTATAGTAAGCTGTCCTATCGACACATTTAGTGGATATGGAGCTAGATCACGTGATTTTGTAAGATCACTTATTGCCTCTAAAGGTGAAGAATGGGATATTAGAATTTTATCCCAAAGGTGGGGACAAACCCCATTTGGAGCATTAAATGAAAACATTCCTGAGGAAAAAGATTTAAAAGATAGAATTGCAGGAGCATTAACTATGAATCTCCCATCACAACCTGATGTGTGGATTCAAATCACAGTACCAAACGAGTTCCAACCAGTAGGAAAATTTAATATTGGAGTAACAGCAGGTATTGAAACTACAATTTGTGATCCTACTTGGATTGAAGGATGTAATAGAATGAACCTAATCTTAACATCATCAGATCACTCTAAAAAAGTATTTCAAGCTAGCCGATTTGAACAAAGAAATCAAGCCGGGCAACAAACAGGAGTTACTGAATTAAAAACACCAGTTGAAATTCTATTTGAAGGTGCTGATTTAAGTAAATACTTTAAAGCAACTAAAAAGTTAGATTATGATGTGTGTAAAGATTTAGATACCATTCCGGAAAATTTCTGTTATCTATTTGTTGGACATTGGCTTCAAGGTGAGTTTGGAGAAGATAGAAAAAATGTTGGATATACAATTAAAGCATTCTTAGAAGTATTTAAAAATAAAAAAAATAAACCTGCTTTAATATTAAAAGTATCTCAAGGTGCAACTTCTATTCTAGATAGAGATAGAATTTTAAAAAGAATAGATGATGTTAGAAAAACAGTAGCTGGTAAAAATTTACCCAATATTTACGTAATACACGGCGATTTAAGCGATAGTGAAATAAATGCCATATACAATCATACAAAAGTAAAGGCAATGGTTAATCTCACCAAAGGTGAAGGATTTGGACGACCTTTATTAGAATTTAGCGTTGTTGGAAAACCTATTATTGCTTCTGGTTGGAGTGGTCATATTGATTTCTTACCTTCAGAATTCGCAGGTTTAGTTGGAGGTTCATTACAACAAGTTCACCCAAGTGCGCACGTTCCTAATGTTATACTACAAAATAGCCAATGGTTTAAACCAGATGACAATCAAGTAGGACATGCTTTTAATGATGTGTTTGACAAATATAAAGATTATCAAGAAAAAGCAAAACGTCTTGCTTTTAGAAATAAACAAAATTTCTCATTAGATAAGATGACTGAATCTTTAAGCGAAACATTAGTTAAATATGTACCGGAATTTCCTAAACATATTGAACTTAAATTACCAAAACTGACAAAAATAAAATAAAATGGAAGATAATTTAGTAAAATGTGCTCATTGCGATGCAGAAATGTGTTATGAATATCATAATCCTCAATTTATACAATGGATGTGTTTTAACTGTGGTTACGGAAGTACTTCACATATGGTTAAGGATAGTGACTTTGTAAAATCATCTAAAGAAATATTACCTGAATTAATTAAAGATTTAGAATTTATTGATGATGCTGGATTTGTTTGGTATCCTAGTACAATTAATGTACCTGAAAAAGGAATACTATTCCCTAATGGAACAAGCAAAGATACATGGGGGTGGTCAGTAGCACCATTAACATTAATTAAAGATGAGGAAAAGGCTAAATTCCCTAAAAATCAAACGCATAAAGTTGATCTAGCAGGTATAGAATACTTTCCAAAAGAATCATATGCATCGGCCGTTACAAGATTAAACGCATTGTAAAATATGAAAATAAGTTATGCAATAACAGTTTGTAATGAATTAGAGGAAATAAAAAGACTAGTCAATTTCCTTCTTTTAAACAAACGAGAACAAGATGAAATAGTTATACTATTTGATAGTAAAGGTACCAAAGAAGTTTGGAATTATTTATTAGAGACAGAAGAAAAACTTACCTTTTTACATAAAGATCAATTTAATGATGACTTTGGTAAATGGAAAAATCTACTTACTAAATTATGTACTGGAGATTTTATCTTTCAAATAGATGCTGATGAGATTCCTTGCACACCTATTATAGAATCTTTACCTTTTATTTTAGAATCAAATCCTGAATTAGATGTGTTATTAGTACCTAGAGTAAATACTGTAGAAGGACTTACACAAGAACATATACAAAAATGGGGATGGAATATAAATTCAGAAGGATGGGTTAACTGGCCAGATTATCAATGGAGAATTTATAGAAATACTTCAAAAATACAATGGGTTAATAAAGTTCATGAAAGATTAGAAGGATTTAAAAATTATACGACTTTACCAATGGAAGAAGATTATTCGTTATATCATCCAAAGACAATCGATAGACAAGAAAAACAAAATAAATATTACGATACATTATGAAAGCATTAATACCTTGTGCTGGATTCGGCACTAGAATGAGAATGGCCCCACATCAAGCTAAAGAATTAATTCCTGATGAAACTGGAGCTCCTACTATTGAATGGTCTTTAAATATATGTAAAAAATATAATATAGAACCTATTATTATTACTCGCCCTGAGAAGGAAGAATTTAATAAGTATTTAGACCAAAAACAAATCACTTATGTGTTTGATGATGGAAACTCAGTAGGAGAATCATTATTAAAAACACAACCATATTGGGATGCAACAAATATTGTAATTCTTCCCGATACTCGTTTTGATTATCCTGAAAATTTCTTTTTAGACGTTGATAAATGTATGAAAGCAGGCAATGATTATGTATTTGGGTTATTTGAAGTATCAGATCACCAAAATTGGGGTATTATATGTAATAATGTATTCTTTGAAAAACCTAAACATAAATTTACTGAGTATGATTATGCGTATGCTTGGGGGACTATAGCATTTAGGAAGTCTACAGGAAAATCATTACTTGAAAATTATAATTTAGTTTCTAAACCTTTCGAATTAAAAAATGCAGGTTATCTGTTTATAGACAATTTTAGAGATATTAGTAGAAAATATATATAACTATGGCAAACGGAATTTATAAAATAACAGAAGACTTTGAAAAAGCTTTAGCCGATTATACCGGAGCAAAATATGTAGTTACTTTAGATAATATGAGTAATGGATTATTCTTAGCATTATATTATGAAAATTACGTAAAAAAGAGTATAACTTCTCCAACAATAAAAATACCTAATAGAACTTATCCTTCTGTACCGTGTGAAATTATTCACGCTGGTTTAAAAGTAGAATTTGAACCTGTTAAAGGAAAAACTATAAAAGGAGCATATAATTTAAAAGGAAGTAATGTTTGGGATTCTGCTTTATCTTTTACAGCAGATATGTACAAATCTAAAACTCATATGTGTGTTTCATTTACAGGGCCTTACAAACATTTTAAATTAAGTAAAGGAGGAGCTATCTTAACTGATGACTATGAAGCATATCTTTGGTTCAAACGAGCTAGATATAGTGGAAGAAGAGAATGTTCATATCATGATGATAATCTAGATATGTTAGGATGGAATTTCTACATGATGCCTGAACTAGCTGCTCGAGGAATACTCCTAATGAACCAGTTCTATAACATAGATGGGACTAAAAAACATAATGCTGATTTAGAATTACCTTATCCGGATCTATCTAAGTTTGAAATTTATACTAAATGAAAAAAGCTTTAATAGGATTTGGAGGGCATGCTAGAGAAGTATTAGCTCAAATAGGAGAGAATCTTATATGTTTTGTAGATGATGATTATATAATAGAAGGTACTCAACCTCTTTCTTCTTTTGACCCAACAGAATATGAAGTAATAATAGCAGTTGGGTCTTCTAAAGATAGATATGACATTGTTCAAAAACTTCCAAAACAAACAAAATACTTTACCTTTATACATCCTACAGCTCTTGTACTGGATAATGTTGAAATAGGAGAAGGTAGTTTTATAGGAGCTTATTCAATCCTTACTACTAACATTAAAATAGGCAAACATGCTTTACTAAATAGGAGTAGTCAGATAGGACATGACTGTATAGTAGGAGATTATTTTAGTGCAATGCCTGGAGCTATTATATCCGGTAATGTAAGAATATATGATTGTGTGTATATGGGAACAAATGCTTCAATTAAAGAAAAAATAACAATACATAGTTTCACTACAATTGGATCTAATGCTGCTGTAGTAAAACACATTGAAGAACCAGGAACATACACAGGAACACCAGCTAAAAAAATAAAATGATACACATAATATATAGACATACAAGCAATGCTAGTGGTATAGGAAAAAACAGACCACATTGGTTTTCCTACGAAAAAAGTTTAAATAATATTTTATCAACAATTGATGGAATAAATTTTGTTAAATTTCATCTAGTATATGATGGTGAATATAAAGGAAATGATTCTAGAATACACCACATAGAAAATTTTCAAGGAGGATCAGATTGGTTATCCTATGTTCATGCTTGGAATTATGCTAAAACATTACTATTAGAAGATAATGATTTAATTTACTTTGTAGAAAATGATTATGCCTTTATCCCTAATTGGCCTTACAAAGTACAAGAATTATTTAACTTATATGAAGGACTAGACTATATCACACCATATGACCACCCAGACTTCTATAATCCTAATAATTACCCGGGATTGATGACTTATATGATAGTAACGAAAACTCATCATTGGAAAACTGTCCCTAGTTCAACTGGTAGTATTATTATATCTAAAAGAATACTAAATGAAGACTTTGATATACATACTTCTAACCCAAGTGATAGAGGTCGATTTGAATTTTTAAGTGCTACTAAAGGCAGAAATGTACTAGCACCAATACCAAGCTTAACTACACATTGTGAAGTAGAATGGTTAGCTCCTGTAATTGATTGGGAAACAATTTATAAAAATTATTAATATGAAAACATTAGTAGCAATACTTCAATACAACACTTATGAGCTAACAGATAGTTTATACGAAAATTTAAAACCATATGAAAAAGATATCTATGATCTAATAGTAGTAGATAACGGTTCTAACTCTGATAAAATAAGTAAATATACCACTCACGCCTTAGAACAAAATGTATTTTATGGAGGGGGTGTAAGTGTTATATTAGATTTATTTCTTGAATCACCTCAATATGATTCTGTTATAATATTGAACAATGATTTACACTTACATGGTTATGATTATATTAAAACATTACGAGAAGAAATGTTTAAAGGTGATTTTAAGTTAATTTCCCCTTGCGTATTAGAACCTCATACAGGTGAACAGTCTATTTGGAAAACTATGAGACCTTGGCATACTGGAACTACTCGAGAAGTATCGTACATTGATTATCAAGCTCCTATGTTCTCTAGAGAATTAGCTGAAAAAATCCATCCAATTCCTGAACAATTAATCTATGGGTGGGGTATTGACTTCCTTTCTAGTATAATATGTGAAGAAAATAATTGGAAAATGGGAGTATGTGATAAAACACCTACAATACATCTAATCAGCCAAACTCTTAAACTAAATTCAGAATTATCCCAAGTTAGTAATTTAGCTGAAAGAAATATGTTCGAATATTTTGAAAAATCAGGAAAATTTAGTAAATTTATGGAGATCAGAAATAAAACTCTTAATTATGAAATCTAACACATTAGCAACACTACATATAATGTGGTACGAAAGTCAAATGATTAACGAAACATTAGACTCAATACAACAAGCAATATCAAACGCAACTCAACCTGTAGATCTGGTACTATGTTTAAATTCCCAAACATATATTGAAAAACCAGACGAAGGATTTATCCCTGAACAAATGTTTGATATATTTTTAGATCACCCTGTATTAGAAAATGCTAGTATAATAAAAAAAACAGATAGTGAACCTTTCTATAATATAGGGGATTGGGCTCGAGAAGCATATAAGAGTGAAGCAAAGTACACAGTATGGTTAGAGAGTGATTGTTTAGTTCCTGAAGATTATTTTTTCTTATTAGAAAATATTAATATAGAACAACCACATCTTGTATCTTTATCAAATAGAAAAATGTGGGACTCTACTTGGGACGAAGTAGAACACCCTATCGTACAGCAAATACCAAGAACAGGACCTCCTGAAGAACCTCAGAGAAATACACCTGAACCATTTGGAGTAGGGCATTACATAAATCAAGAAGACCTAAATAAATTTAATCAGCAATACGAACCTGTTCTAGTTAAATTATCTCAACCTAAAGTGGATGGAGCACTAGCTGCTGTATCTAGTGACTTTCCTTACCCTTTTATAGTAGAAGGTGTTCATTTAGGTGGTCATGATTACTATATGGAGTTGTTTATGAAAAAGAATAATATTTCTCAATACCATATTCCTACTAGACTAAAAGGACACAATTGTACACATCCTAAAAAAAGATTAGGAACTAGTACTGCTAGAGGAGGTGTAGTATATAAAAAATACGAAAAGCAATGTAATGAGCTTATTCATAAACTAGTAACTACTGCCTAGTATACTGCTATATAAAATTTGGATAATTAAAAAATAATCATTATATTTAAAAATAAAATAAAATAAATGAAAAAAATAGAGTTAATTCAAGACACAATAGATAATCAAGATATTGATAATTTAGTAGATTGGTTAAAAACATATCCAAGATTAACAAAAGGGGATAGAACAATTGAATTTGAAAATAAGTGGAGTAATTGGTTAGGAACTAAACACTCTATCTTTGTTAATTCGGGATCATCTGCAAATCTTTTAATGCTATACACTCTTAGAGTATTGGGAAAAATGAAAAATGATAAAGTATGCGTACCTTCACTATGTTGGGCAACTGACCTATCACCTGTCTTACAATTAAATATGACACCTTTACTAATCGATTGTAATCTAGATAACTTATCAGTTGATTTAAATCATTTAGAAAACATATTTATTGAACAAAATCCTTCTGTTTTACTATTAGTTTCTGTTTTAGGTCTTTCTCCGGATATGGAAAAAATTGTAGAATTATGTAACAAATATGATGTAATTCTGCTTGAAGATAATTGTGAGTCTCAAGGAACTAAATATAATGATGTTAAATTAGGTAATTTTGGATTAATGTCTTCATTTTCAACCTACTTTGGACATACAATGTCTACAATTGAAGGTGGTATTATTTCAACAAACGATGATGAAGTATATTATACATTACTTCAACTTAGAAGTCATGGATGGGATAGAGATTTACCTAAAACTCAACAAACAAATCTTAGAGAAGAATGGAAAATATCCGAATTCTCTTCATTATATACATTTTATATTCCTGGTTTTAATTTAAGAAGTACTGATTTGCAAGCCTATCTTGGATTACTTCAATTAAATAAAGTAGATCAAATGATTAATAATAGAGCTGAGAATTTTCAATATTACAAATCAAAATTAGAAGGCAAAGTTTGGTTTCCTAAAACTTTTAAAAATGAATTTATTGCAAATTTTGCACTTCCATTTATAGCCAAAACTGCTCAAGATAGAGAAAATCTAATCAAAGAATTAACAGATAATAACATTACCTGCAGACCTTTAATTTCAGGATCTATGGGAACACAACCTTTTTATAAAAAATTGTATGGTGAGAAAATATTACCAAACTGCTCAATTATAGATGAAAGAGGTATCTATGTACCAAATCATGATAAATTAGCTAAGGAAGATATTGATAAAATTTGTAACATTCTTTTAAAATATAAATAATATGATAACATACGCACTATCTACATTCAATACTTTAAATTATTTAAAATTAGCAGTACAATCCGCTAGAGAAAACGGATATTATAAAGACGCTTTATTCGTTATACATGCTGAGAATTGCACTGACGGTACTAATGAATGGTTAGAAGAAAATAAAGAACGATATAATTTAGAAATTTATATTGAAAAAAACGAAATACCAAGAGGTATTGGAGGTGGAATGAATTTCTGCGCTAGTAAAGTTAAAACTAAATATATTGGGTTTTTATCTTCAGATTTTTACATGGCTAGAAATTGGGATAAAGAATTGGTAGATATATGCGAAAATAACTCACAAGACAAAATATGGTCATTTAGTTATAGAATAGAACCAGACATATTTAATGATCCTAATAGCAGACCAGGAGTAGTAAAAGTTCCAGTTGATGCCTTTGGTGAATTTCATCATAATTTTAATAGTGACTTTTTTACAGAATGGAGTAATGAATTTGCTGCTTCAAATGATATAATGTTTGATGTTCCTCAAGGAGTAAGTGGAGTTATTAAAAAAGAAGATTGGGATTACATAGGAGGTAATGATGATAGATTTGCACCAATGTATTGGGAAGACGCCGATATTTTTATTAGAATGTTAAATGAAGGTTTTAAATTTAAACTTACCAGTAAGTCTGTACTTTATCACTTCGCTTCTAGAACAAGCCGATTTCCCGATGATAATTTAAACCAAAGACCAGCTCATTTAGCAGCATATGAGCAAAGAAGTTTGCAACGTTTTGTAGAAAAATACGGAAAGTTACCATTACATGGACCTTTAGGTCAATATACGCCTATGCCTATTGCTGATAGTTCACCAAATAGAATAAATCAAAATAATTAATATGAAAACAGCGTTAATAACAGGAATAAACGGAATGGATGGAAGTCATTTAGCTGACTTTTTACTAGAAAAGGGATATACTGTCTACGGATTAGAAAGACGTAGTTCTAGTGAAAACCGAACAAATATACTACATATACAAGATAAAATTAAATTTATAAAAGGAGACTTAACAGATCAAAATTCTCTTTTAAGAGCCCTAAAAGAAGCTAACCCCGATGAAGTATATAATCTGGCTGCTCAATCATTTGTGGGAGAAAGCTGGAACACCCCAGAACAAACTAGTGATGTAACAGGATTAGGAGTGTTAAGAATGTTAGAAGCCATTCGTGAATATGGCTCGGATAAAATTAAATTTTACCAAGCATCATCCTCAGAAATGTTTGGACGTATGGTTGAAAACCCAGCAACAGAAAATACACCATTTTACCCTCGTTCGCCTTATGGTGTAGCTAAATTATATGGACATTGGATAACTAAAAATTATAGAGAATCTTATGATATGTTTACTTGTTCTGGTATACTATTTAACCATGAATCAGAACGACGTGGTTTAGAATTTGTAACTAGAAAAATAACTAATGGTGTAGCTAAAATTCATTTAGGATTAGCAAATCATATTTCATTGGGTAATTTAGATGCAAAACGTGATTGGGGTTATGCTCCTGATTATGTTGAAGCGATGTGGTTAATATTACAACAAGATACACCAGATGATTATGTTATTGCTACTAACTGCACTTATTCTATTAGAGACTTCTTAGATGAAGCATTCATAGCAATCGGAATTGCAGATTGGGAACCATACATTCAAATAGATCCTCAATTTATAAGACCAGCAGAAGTAGATGTGTTAAGAGGAAATGCTACTAAAGCATATAAACAATTAGATTGGTCTCCAAAAACAGATTTTAAACAAATGGTACATATAATGGTACAAAACGATATAAAATTATTAAGTAAATAAAATGGCTCATAAAGAACAAATTGATTACGTTAACAAAATAAAAAATCAATTTCCTCAATTTTTTACCAATAAAAAAGTGTTAGGTATAGGTACCTTTAATGTATGTGGTACTGAAGATGAATATTTTGAAAATTGTGACTATCAAGGATTAGATTTAGGACCAGGACCAGGAGTTAATATTGTTTGTCCCGCTCAAGAGTATGATGCTCCTGATAATACATTTGACATAATTATTTCATGTGAATGTTTTGAACACAATCCATTTTATAAAAAAACCATACAAAATGCTGTTAGAATGTTAAAACCAAATGGTATGTTTCTATTCACTTGTGCTACTACAGGAAGACCAGTTCATGGAATTAAATCATTAGAAGAAGAAAGTAAAAAGAAATTTACTAATTGGAAAACAATGCCCAATGTAGTTAAAGAAAACTGGGATAATGAGTACTATAAAAATTTAACTGAAGAAGATATTAGAGAATGTCTTGATTTTGATAAAGAATTTCTTTTATATAAATTTGAAGTTGAACCTAACCATTGCGATTTATTTTTCTGGGGAATTAAAAAATAATTTATGATATCACTAATAATACCTGCTACAACATCTAATTCGAATTATAATACTAATATAGTTCGTAATATTAGAGATTTATATCCAAATGAGAATGAAGTTGAAATTATCCTAGAAATAAATGACGAAGTTAGTTTAGGTATCAATTACAACAATGCCGTTGCTCGCGCTAATGGTGAGAAAATAATATTATTACATAATGATATGGTTCTACCTAAAGGTTTTATAGAAACCATGGATAAACATATAAGTAAACGCGTAATAACGACGTATACTCGCATAGAACCTCCTATTTATATGGACACATATCCTGGTAAGATTATTAAAGATTGTGGCTCGGATTTAGGTACATTTGATGAAAGATTATTTAGTCAACTTCAATTTGAAGAAAGTCTAGTAGATGGTGGTTCACAATTATTCTTTGGGTGTATGAAAGAAGATTACATTGGAATAGATGGATATACATTTACTAAATTTTGTGAGGATGATGATTTACATTTAAGATACAAATTAGCAGGTTTTGAACATAAAGTATCATCAGCACATGTGTATCATTTTGTAAGCAAAACATCTCGTGTGGGTGACTACCAGAGTATTGAAATGAAATCAAATAAAAATTTTATACGTAAATGGGGGTCTAGAACTCCTAGTGTAAAATATAACATTGCTTATATTGTTCATAATTGCCAATTACAGGCTTTAGAAACATTAGAATTATTTTGTGATAGAATATATGTTAATGAGAAATTTGAAATTGGTAGAATGTGGGATTATGTTGAATTAGAACAAGAAAATACGTCGTTTGATTTATCTAAACGAGTATTAACTATAAAAAATAATGATCCAATATTAGAAAATGATATTGTAGTTGAGTTTGATCTTTTAAAATTTAATCCTGAATCTTTTAATATTTTACAACAGTTGCCTAACATAATTAAAGAAAGTGGTGAGATTGGTACATTTGAATTAGATATATTTACAATTACTATTAATTCAATGACTGAATACCAAAATGATCTAATATTTATATCAAAACAACAATAATGAAAGAAATTAGTATATTAGAAGAATTACAATTATTCTTAGAAGCAGAAGGTGAAGCAGATATTACAGCAGCCGATGCCGCTATAGAGTCAGATATGGAAAATCCTAGAACACCTAAATTAAGATTAGATGTAAACCCAAACCCAACTAAAAAAGGTATTAAAGTACAATTTATATTACCTAAAGGATATTCTACAAATCAAAAAGAAGATTTAACTCAAAAGTTAAAAACCAAATTAAATGCAGGACTAGCTCCTCATATGTTAAGTGTAGATGTTGATTTAGATGTACCTTACGAAAATGTAATTGGATTTTTAATTAGATTAAGTAATATCAAAATGTTAGTTAAATCTGCTCTAGAAGGAGGAACAACATCTCCAAATTCAGGAGAAAATGTACCTCAAATATAAATTTTAATAAATTAGTTATGGAAAACCAAGATCCACTAAAAAAGCTTCAAGATCAAATGAAAAATTTGATTGGATCGGATAGCACTGTTAAACGTCGTAAAAAAACTAAAGAAGATACTCAACGAGAATTATTTTTAACTAATATACCTTTATTAGAACATATTCTTGCTAGAGGTGTCATGTTGGATAGTGATTATGGTTTTAATACTATTAAATACGACGAACCTTTTTATCAGATTATTGATAGTTTAATTTATATGCATTTTGATGAAGATGCTGCTGAATTGATCATGTTCTATCTATACGAACGAATAAACCCAGATGGAACACTTAATACTGTTACTGATATAAATGGGGATGAATTTCTTTTGGAGAACGCAGAAGATCTATGGTCATTTGTACAACAAATAACAGAAGAAAATAAAGCCGACGATGCCAGCGCCTAAACCATTAAGTAAAGAAGATATATTACGAGCAATGCGGTTTACAAAATCAAATCGCGCTGCCGCTCGATATTTAAGTGTATCTTATCAGCATTATAAACCTTGGGCTAAACAATATAAAATAAACGATGGTGATATAGAAGCATTAACTCTATTTGATCTTCATAAAAATCAGTGCGGTAAAGGTATTCCTAAATTTTTACCTAATAGACGAAAAGATCCTAATGTTAAAGATATAATTGAAACAGGAACAGGATGGGAATCATTTACACCTGAGAAAATTAAATCTAGATTAATAGCTGAGGCATATTTAAAAGATGAGTGTTATCAATGCGGGTTTAATGAACGTAGAGTAACAGATTATAAAACACCATTACTACTCCATTTTAAAGATGGAAATAAATGCAATTATTTATTAGATAATTTAGATTTACAATGCTACAATTGTTACTTTCTATATGTTGCCGATCCATTAACACCAGACCAGATCAGACATATCGAAGACAATACAGAAGTAAAAGCAACAGCATATGAATGGGATTTAACCCCAGAACAAATATCGGCCATGAAAGAATCGGGTTTATGGGATGATAATAAAGCTGATGAAGACGAACCCGGATCAGAATTTATATCTTATATAAAGTAAATATTTATAAACAACCAAAATAAAGATTATGTACGAAAACAAGTATTACATCGTTAAAGTTGAATTTCAATCAATTGACGATAAAGGAAAAACAAAAAGACAAAAGCTAGACTATTTAGTAGATGCTGTGTCTGTAACAGAAGCCGAAGTTAAAATAACTAAATGGTTAACCGACAATGGTGAACGCAACTTTGAAATCAAAGCAGCAATAACTTCACCTATTGTAGAAGTAATAGAATAATAAAAATGGCAGAACCTTGTTCAAATTGTGGAACCACATTATCTTGTGGTTGTCAAAAAAGAGTAGCTACGGATGGCTCCTTATGTTGTGATCAATGTATTCAATCCTATGAGCAACATCTTGTAGCAATTAAAGTAATCACAACAAATGGCTAAAAAACACATTACATTTACTCCTCTACTTCTTCAAGTAGACAACCCTTCTGATGTTTTTGATAAACATAGATTGGAGTTATCAAAATCGGCTGTAGAGGCAGTATCGTATTGTGTTAATAATAAGCTAACTAATATCGTATTTGTTGAAATTGAAACGATACCATCGTTATCAACTTTGCAATTACGTGTTGATCAACAATCCTTTTTAGATGTTTTAGATAAAAATTTAGAAACATTGGAAAAGTTTGAAGAATATGAGTTATGTGCCGAAATACTTAGATTAAAAGAAAAAATAGCTAAAGATGTGGCTAAAAAAACTCGTACACGAAGAAAAAATAGATCTATAGATGATTTAATTAATGTCATAAAAGATCTATAATATTTATAATAAACTAATTTAAAATAATATATTATGGCAAATAATCCTGGGCTTTGGCAACATTTCCTACAAAGAGCGGATAATATAGGTATTCCTGTAGATCAAGCTCAACGAAAATATTTAATTGAGGTAAATCAATTTGAAGAATCATTATCTAACTTCTTAGCTTTTGGTGCCGGTGGGGGTACTGCTCATCCTAATCCAATTACAGTTGAAGAGGTATTAGCTCAACAAGCAGCATGGTCTCAAGCAGTAGTTAATATAGGAGCAGCATACACAAACACCTCTGGTAGTTATCTTACTAAACAAGCTGCTGCATCCGCTGTTGCTACTACTGTAATTGCTAGTGCTTATAATTATGATTTAGGACCTTGTTTCTTTAGACCCACATTAACCAACACACCTTATACCTTTAGAAACACATCAGAAGGAGCTCTATCTTACTTCGTAGGACCAGACAATGACCCAGCAGGACCAGCATCAGGTTCAAACCCAAACTACCCAGATGATACTGGATTTGCTTTGAATGGTTGGAATAATGTTGTATTTGATAATGATCCAATGAATACTGGTAATCCATATGCCGGGATAAATTGTATGGGTAATATAGCATTAACTATGGGTTATGTTACTTTTAGTGGCAGTGCTTCATTCCCAAGTGGATCTCAACCAGTTCAAGTAGATAAAACATTCGGATATTACAAATATCCAAGTGGAGAAATCAAAATTATACTTCACTTCTCAGCAATAACCAATTTAACTGACCAAGCTCCAGATTACAACGATGTGGATCCCGTATAATATTTAAAAAATATAAATTTTCTTGGGGAGCTATTTGGCTCCCCAATTTATTATTCATACATTTATATTGTTAAATTACCGTTCGTAAAAACAAATAAAATTATGGAACAATTATTAGCATTTATTTTAGGGGCAGGTACAGGTCTCATTATATGGGGAGTTGTGGTAGCGTTTAGAACAGCAAAGCAAGTAAAATTATTACAAGTAAATATAACTGACATTTACCAAGTTATAAATCAAAACGATGCAATGGTTAACAGAAGAGTTGATCAAGAAATCAATAGAACAGATAGTGCAGTATCAAACATATACTCAGCTATGGACTCTAGGTTCGATAAATTAGAAGCAAAGATTACAAAAGAAAAACAATTAATAAAAGGATAAATTAAATAGAACGGTAATTTAATTTTTTCATAATTTATATATATTTATAGACATAAAATAATAAAATGCAAGCACTTCAAAACATACATCAACAACTGAGCACAGCGAGTAGAGCCAATAATATTTGGTCGGATTCGTTATGTGGAGATGTGATTATGGGCTTTACGTATAATAACGAACCGAAACAAACCAAAACCGGGATATGATGTAAAATTAATTACACATATAAATTCTAATAAGAAGCCCGGATCAAAAAAAGATTCGGGTTTTTTTTTAAATAAATTTGGTTACTTAAAATAACAATCGTATCTTTATAAAAGATTAAAAAGTATAAATTGTTCATTGACATATTGGATAAGATTAAATGGAAGGCATCCGGCAGGATCAGGAGCTGCTCTTGAAAAGCAGTAGCGGGTTAAACCGTTGTGAGTTCGAGTCTCACGCCTTCTTCAATATTGGTCTATGGTATAACGGTTATTACACTTGACTTTGACTCAAGCAATCGTGGTTCGATTCCACGTAGACCAACAAATAATTTCTGGATGTAGAGGAGCCCGGTTTATCTCGCTGGCCTTGGACGCTAGAGCACGCAGGTTCGAATCCTGCCATCCAGACTATAGACTGTTACTAATTCATAGATCACTGCCTAATAAGCACCGACGCATAGAATTAGATTTTGCCCTTTAGGCTTTAAAGTGAAGCACGATACTTTTAATATCGGGAAGTAGGAGCATTACCTACAAGGGGTACAAATTAGACTGTTAAGGTAGGACGTCAGTCAAAGAGAGGTGAGCCATACCTAAACCTCTTACCAGCCCCACATGGCGTAATGGTAGCGTGATTGTTTTACATGCAATAGGCGGTGGTTCGATTCCACCTGAGGGGACAATCAAGTGGTTATCACTAAACAATGGATTAAAAAGGAAGTGAATAAGGGGACAACAGGCAAGGTGCCGAGCAGCTCTGTAAAAGCTCACTGGGTAGGTTCGATTCCTACTGGCCCCACAAAGTATGGAATAACATCGCTCCCGTAATGCCATGGCTCGTATACGAGTGACGGGAGACAATGGACCTTTTGTATAGCTGGTGCGTACGCTAGTCTGAAGAACTAGAGGAGTAGGTTCGATTCCTACAGGGTCCACAATAAATTGGTCTGAAGCTTAAGAGGTATATAGCGGAGGTTTGTTAAACCTAGGATAGCAGGTTCGAGTCCTGTCAGACCAGCAAAAATAGGTAATTAGCTCAATTGGTTAGAGCACTCGCCTGATACGTGAGAGGTTATAGGTTCGATTCCTATATTACCTACAAAATGGAAAGTAAATCAACATGGTGTTGAGTCCGCCTGCTAAGCGAGGCGTTCGGGTAACCGGATTCAGTTCGATTCTGATTCTTTCCTCTTTAAAAACCTGGTCCCTGTCCTCATAACGTGTTTAAGGAACACAGGAGTTGAATGTGCAATCGGGGCGGATAGTGGTGGGACACTGATAAATAAAATCTTAAGCACAAAGATAAGTTAACGGGTTCTTATCAAACTACCGACTTGATCTAGGATCGAGAATATTTCATAAGTATTCCCAGACAAGAGCGTAACTTGTAGTCGGTACAATATGGTGTTCGAAGCTTTTTAGTGAAGCGCAAGACTGTGAATCTTGAGAAGATGGGGCGGTACCGTTCTTACACCCAAAATGCCCCTATGGTGAAACTGGTAAACACAACGGTTTTAAGCGCCGTAAGCTGTAGGTTCGAGTCCTACTGGGGGCACAACTGGTCTTATAGTTTAATTGGAAAAACTTATCGCTACGAACGATAGAACGTAGGTTCGACTCCTACTAAGACCTCAAAATATAATTACAAAGCGTAGGTAAGAAGACGTGGAGAGACGTTGCGCAAGGGTACACACTAAGGATAAGTATTTATACTCAACTCTCTAATGGTGTGTGAAGCACTAAGAAATTAGAACCCAGATTCCTGATAAAACTTACTAATTATATTTTACTTGCCCGTATAGTTTAATTGGAAGAACTAAACGCTTCTAACGTTTCAGTCCTGGTTCAAGTCCAGGTATGGGTTCAAAAATGCGGGTCACAGACAAGGTGTCGGTACGGTCTCCAAAACTGCTACGGGTAAGTTCGATTCTTACGGCCTGCGCAAAATTATTAATTATGAAAAAGAAATTCGATATGCATTAAGTTTATTAACTTAAAATGCATAAAAATGAGAATCAAAAATCATACTCAGAAAGAGTATAAAAAAGAAAAAAGAAAACAATCCAAAGATGGTGGAATGTGGTTTGAAGACTATTGGAGTAAATGTAAATCCGGAATATGGGCCTTCAAGTACAGAGAATACAGAACCTGGAAGTATAACAGAAAAACACAATACAAACCTTTAAAATAAGTTATCATGAGTAAGTACCAAAGAACACTGGTAATTGATTCAAGCTTTATGGCAAGATCCATTATCTCTACCGAAAGAGCTTTCGTGATTTCGTATAAGGGTAATGCAGAAGTTATAGCTGAACATCCAGAAACATTCGGATTAGTAAATCCAAAACTAGAAATTTTTAAACCTTCAATCATTAGGGTTTACAAATACGTAAAATTC